GGATGCTATGCCTATTGGTGAGAACTTTGACGGCTTCTTAGCGGTGTTTGAGCGCAAGGAGCGTGAAGATAAACCACAGGAGGACAGCGGTGACGATGTCGATCTGTAATGATAATAACGAAAGGGGAGGCACACAAGCATAGGTTTGAGAAAGAGGTCACCAAGCGGGTGCCTATACGAAAGGGACACGGTGGCTTAGTCGGGTTCGACATAATAAAGATGAGGCAATGTGTCGAGGGCAAGTGCAAAGAGACGCAGTCCTACGACCTTGAGAGGGAGTTGAAATGAGAGTAAGAGACAAAGTAAGTCGGCTACTAACAGCCAACCCAGAGCTGCGCGATAGCGACAAGAAGCTCCTACTAGCTTACTGGGAAGAGCAAGGACTGTACCTAAGCGAAAGCCAGCGGGTGACGTTCATGGGCTGTACTATTGCTGAGAGCATCACTAGAGCCAGGCGCGGTTTGACGTGGAAGTTCCCCGCCCGCAAGGAAGTGCAAGCCGAGCGACAGCGGAAGCAAGCGTTATACAAACATAACGAAAGCCCACGCGCTGTGCCGTGGCTTAACGAAGATGAGGAGGACTAATATGAGTAGTTTTAAGGTTGGCAGCGTTGTAGAGAACGAGTTTGTGACTCCGTCTGAAGGCGGACGTGATTGGGAACTTGGCGTAATAGTCGAGAGGCTCAAGGAAAGATTCAAGGTAGCACGGATAGGAAAAGACAAAAGCGGTTACTACTGGACAAACCAGTGGGAAATCAGAAGTGCAGAGCAACTGCGCGAGACCAGCATTACGTTAGAAGAAACAGGGCTGGAGTTATGAGTAGCCCAGTAATGCACAACGAGCGCCTTTGCTTCGGCAAGTGTGCGTACCACAGGAACGCCAAGGCTATGTACGACTCTATCGATAATTCGGGTATAGATGAGCGCATACTGTGCAGGCGACACATGTTTTGGCAGGAGCAGTACTTTAAGTCAAACTGTACATACAGGCGACTGAAGGCACTACACGATGAACACTGCTTACTGCCATTAGCAAATAGAACAAGATAATTAAAGGAGCAAGTATGATTTTAGGCGAAAAGTCAGTGCGACAATATAAAATGAATCGTGACACAACGATAACAGTTAAGTCAGAGATGAAAGCCCAGGGCGTATATACGCACACAGTTGTTGTCCAGAAGGAACTGATCACCAATCAGCCACTAAAGTTTGCGGGCAAAGATGCTTTGGCGGAGTTAGTGAAGGGCTTTGATTTAGAGACAGACCAAACAGTGCTAATTGAGGCATAATCCTGTGCATAAAGTATTGACCAGTATGTACTGGTAAGTTAATATATAAACGTGACGAACGGTGAAGCGGGAAACCCTCCAGTAGCGAAACCTATTAGGCACAACGTACCTTAAAATGGTGGGACAGACTAGAGCTTCTTTTGCGAGAGGGGGCTTTAGTCCCACCAACCAAGGTTACATAAAGGAGTAGTATGGATATATTAAAAATGTGGCAGATCAAGAACATGCCAAAAGCGGTGGCACGAAAGATCAGAAGCGAAGCAGTCCGTAAGGGTATCACAATCCCTGAGGAGCTGGAGCAGAAGTATGCCAAAACAAAGTAAGGGGGCGCTAGATGATTTCAAAGTTGATTACGAGGATATACCATGGACTGCCAAAGAGCCGTTCAAGCCGACTAATCTTACTAGGAGTAATCACAATAGTCGCATACTTAATTGGCTTGGCGATGTATATATTGCCACCACCAATCTGGTAAAAAGGAGTTTTAAGCGGTGAATTATCATAAACTAGTCAAACGATACGGTGAAGAGCAAGCCAGTAAAATAATGGAAGCGATGCGGGTTATAGAGTCGTTCGCTCCGAAGGGTAAAAGGAGCTAGTATGAGCGACTGGATAGAGTTTAGCAACGAAGGTGAAGTACCGATCAACGCGTTTAAACTGCTCGGCGCATCATCAAAGAGGAACGATAGCACAAAGATTGGTTACTTCGGGACAGGTCTTAAGTACGCACTAGCCGTGTTACTACGAGAAGGTGTCGACTTTAAGGTGTTCTCGGGCAATAAGGAAGTCAGCATTGGCACACGGAAGACTAAGTTCTTAGACCAAGTCGTTACTGTTATAACGGTAAACGGTGAGAAAACCAGCATAACAATTGAGGCTGGCATAGACTGGGAACTCTGGTTTGCTATACGCGAGATATACAGCAACAACCTGGATGAAGCTGGAACTATGAAGCTCGTACAGACAATCGAGCCAACACGTGGCTTTACCAAAATATATATTAAGCAGGACGAAAAGCTCAGAGACCTAACAGATAACTGGTCAAGCTACTTCAGCAACACCAGGGCAGTCATATCGGGCGACGATGAGTACAAGGTACTGCAGAAAAACAATAAGAAAAACCTTACCGTATTCCGTAGAGGCATAAAGGCTTACTCGAACAGAACAGAATCAGTATTTGATTATGATATTAACAAGCTGAAGATAAACGAGAGTCGAGTGGCTACGCACGACTTTGAGGCAAGGCAACGGTGCGCTGAAGCACTGGCTCTATGCACCAGCACGGATGCGTTGCAGCACTTTCTACACGCCAACATGGAAGTCATCGAGAAACAACCAGAGTTCTGGGACTACCTATTTGATGAGAGCCTTGGACAATTTAGCAACGCTTGGTTTGAGGTACTAAAGGATAAGCGAATAGTCCCCACTGAGTACGGCGGTTTCTACGGCATGACAGCAGGCTCAGTAGCTCTACCCGAGAAGCTATGCAAACACCTATACCTGCAGTTCGGTGACCGACTGCAGATAATGGGAGCTACCAAAGAGGCTTACATGATAGTGAGTGACGATGTGGAGTTCCTGGAGCCAGCAATGCAGAAGCTAGCAACTATAGACTTTGACCACCCTATGGACAAGGTTAAGCTAGCAAGGTTTAAAGACGAAGGTATCCTCGGCTGTGTTGACGGCGATATGATTCTGATTAGCGAGAAAGTTAAGGCTCCTCTATACAGGGACGATATACTGCACATACTTTTTGAAGAGGTGGCGCACGCCAGGTCTGGACACTCCGACAACACTAGAGCGTTCCAGGACTACATCATTAAGATGGCATGTGGGCTGATACCAGATAATGGCTAGACACTGCATAAAGCCGAACTGCAGTCGGGTTACTACCAAGGGCGAGCTATGCTTTTATCACCGTCCGCGCAAGGCTATACCGCAGATGAGCGACAAAGAGAAAGAGTACCAGGACTGGAAAGAGAACGTTGCCCGCCCCTACTTGATTAGACGGTATGGCAACAAGTGTGCGTGCTGTGGTCGCCCCGCAAACTTTGGCGAGAAGCTAGACATTGATCATATAGAAGGTAAAGGCTCTACGCCAAGTATGAAGTCCAATCTGAAGAACCTGCAGTTACTATGTCGCTACCCCTGTCACGATAACAAAACCAACGAGAAACTGTGTATACATGGCGAGGGGTTGCAACGATGAGGTATAATATAGTTATGGTTAAAGCGGTGAACGATCAAAGTTATGAATGGCAGCCTTGTCACCGCTGGGCTGCCTTTTATGGTTTGGAGGCAATAGTATGAACCAGGAAAAGAAATCAAAGCTGCGAATAGCTTATGTCGGGAACTTTGAACCCGAGTACTCAACAGAAAACGATGTGCGCAAGGCGTTCGAGTTTCTAGGACACGAGGTAGTCCAGCTACAGGAGGGTGACAACGCCAACCCAAACAAGGCACCGTTCGAGCGTGTACGCCAGGAGGCTCTAAACTCCGACCTACTACTATGGACAGGAACCTGGGGCGATGCCTACGACCTCAAAGACGTTATTAGCTTAGTACACGAAATGGCTGTGCTAGGGAAACCAACCGCTACCTTACACCTAGACACCTTCTGGTCTACTGGCAGAGACGGTCGTAAGTGGTGGTTAGAGCCTATGTTCCAGATGGCATATATCTTTACTGCAGACGGTGACTTCGCTGATAAATGGGAGCTATTCGGGCGCAACCACCTATGGCTACAGCCAGGCGTACGCCACGATGCCATAGAGCGAGGAACACCCCGCGATGAGTATAAGTGCGATGTAGCCTTTGTTGGCTCTAACGGTCAAGGCTACCACGAGGACGTGTGGCCGTACCGCAAGGAGCTAGTAGACTTCATACGAGATATGTGTAAGCGCCGAGGCTGGACATTCCGAAACCCAGGCGGTGATAGTCCTAAGATTGACCGAGGCAAAGACATGAACGACTTTTATGCCAGCGCTACCGTAACGATTGGCGATAGCCTATGTGTCAACAAGGACAAGGCGAAGTACTGGAGTGACCGAGTACCAGAGGCAACAGGGCGAGGGGGCTTTCTGATCATGCCGTTCATCGGAATGATGAAGTACTACTACCCCGAGATGGTCACCTATGAATGGGGAAACTTTGAGGACTTGGAAAAGCAAGTCGAGTACTACCTTACCAACGAGAAAGACCGCGAACAGATTAGAAAGATACTACACCAAGAAGCAGCCCAGGAACACACCTATATTAACCGAGTGAAGACCATACTTAATATGGTGGAGCTAGCATGACCGAAATGGTCAAGACAAAAGTAAACGGCGAGTTTACTATAGTGTTGCCGAAGCACCGAGCCGATAGACCAGAGTGGTATACCGACATGGGCTGGGAAAAGAAACGGCTTAAGCACATGAGTAAGCATATTGGCAAGGGCGACACTGTGTTCTATGTTGGCTCCGAGGAGGGAGAGTTCCCCGCGTTGCTACAGATGTGGGGCGCAGAAGTAATACTATTCGAGCCGAACCCAAAAGTGTGGAGCAATACCAAGGCTATATGGGAGGCAAACGACCTAGACGAGCCTGTTACGTTCCAGGGCTTCTGTTCAGAGGAAGACAGAATAGTCGATATACACGGCGTGTTACAACACGGATTTCCGCGCTGTGCCGACGATGTCATAGAGGCAGCCCATGGTTTTAAAGAGTTGAATAAAGAGGCTAGCAACTACAATCAGATTAGGATCGATAGCATAAAAGCTCACACACCAACAGTTATTTGTCTGGATGTTGAAGGTTCTGAAGGTCATGTACTTCGAGGCGCTTGGGACACACTAGTCAAGCATCGCCCCAAGATTTACTTATCACTCCACCCAGAATTTATACACGAGCAGTATGGTGAAGAGGGTGCTGCGCTTCGTGCGTGGCTAATGCAACTGGGGTACAAGGAAACACTGATCGACTATCCACTACACGAGGTACACCTATATTACGAGGCAAAGAAGTGAAAGATGTAGTTTGGCTATCAACTAACGAAGGTACACCAGGCGCTGGCTACTGGGATCAACAGTTGCTTGTCGACATGTTCGTTAACAAGATGAACCACACCTCTATAGGTAAACTCAAAGAAGCTATAGTAGTCGTGCCTACCGCCTATCAAGAGCCAGCCCTAGTTAATAAAGAGCTGGCAAAGCTGGATAAATGCATAGTTATCTGTACCAGCGATGAAGAGAACAAGTTTGATCTAACCGAGCTGAAGCACCCGAACATGAAGTTGTATGCTACCTATGTACACAAAACCAAAGCAGATGTCACCTGGCTACCAATTGGTTATACCCCTCACAGCAAGACAAAGGGCTGGAAGGTGAAAGACCTGGACATATACTTTGCTGGACAAGTAAACCACGACTACCGACAAAAGATGTTCCTAGAGCTATCGGACTCGGCGAGCTTTGTTGCTGAAGTAAGTAAGGGCTTTGCGCAGGGGCTAGAGCCAGCTACATATATAGAACGCCTACAGCGGTCAAAGGTAGTGCCTGCCCCACGTGGTAATATATCCCCCGACAGCTTCAGACTGTACGAGTCACTCGAACACGGAGCGTTACCAGTAGCTGAAGACCCTGCGTTCTTCAGACAGATATTTGGCGACTACCCCTTCCCTGTTATAGACGTAGCTAAACAGTGGCGCGGGTATTGTGAGGATGGACTAGAGCTGTTCCCGCAGTCGCAGAACACCTCATCGGCTTGGTGGCACCGCTACAAAGAGACCTTGTACCGACAGTTCAACGAAGCCGACCAGCTCACAGTTGTAATACCGATTAGCCCCATCAAGTCACACCCAGATACACGAGTGCTAGACGAGACTATTAAGAGTATCCGACACCACCTGGATTGTCGCATCATACTGTGCTTTGATGGCGTACGCGATGAGCAGGACGATAGGCGCGAGGACTACAATCTATTCATAAACAACGTATTAGCATCGGGGCATGAGCGTATATTCCCGATCATATTCGATGAGCACATGCACCAGTCGGGGATGATGAAAGAGATACTGCAGTACATAGACACCGACAATATCCTATATGTAGAACAGGACACCCCACTTGTTACCGACATGCCGATAGAGTTTGACAAGATATACTCACTGCTAGAGAGCGAGTCTAGCCTAGTGCGCCTGCACTTCGAGGCTGTTATACCAGAGCCACACCGACATCTTATGCTCGATGCCGAGCCAGTCGATGGTTTCATCCGTACCGTACAGTGGAGTCAGCGCCCCCACATAGCCACCACCGCTTTCTATAAGCGCATCATGGACGAGTATTTTACCGACAAGAGCAAATCTTTTATAGAGGATAATATGCACGGCGTAGTACAAAGAGCATTCAACGAGTACGGAACTAAGGGCTGGAACCAGTTTAGAATGCATATATACGCGCCCGAGGGCAGCTATAAGCGATCACTGCATACGGATGGACGAGAAGGTGAACCTAAGTGGGATGATACCCAGGTATTCTAATGAGACTTACACTATTAGTCGTAGCTTCAGACACAGGACTTGGCTATCAGACCAGGGACTACTACAAGCACCTTAACCCCCACCGCACTGTCATCATAGACATATCGAACTTAAACGGCATGCCACAGCACTATGACTGGTACGAGGAAGCCCACGTTATAAAGGGAATACCCACTGACGACCAAGTACGAAACATCATCTGTGCCGATACAGACGTTATTATGACCGCTGAAACGCCGTACAACCTCAACACCTACGCTATAGCCCGTCACCTCGGCATCAAGACTGTGTGCGTAGAGAATCCCGAGTTCTACGACCACATCAAGTACCCCGAGTTCGAGCTACCTGACTTGATTATCCTGCCTAGCGTATGGATGGAGGAAGAAATACGAACACATGCAGAGAGCAAAGGTACTAAGGTACTGCAGATACACCACCCTGTCGACCGTGAGGACATGCCCTTCCGACTACGAAACAGTAAAAAGCCCATACATATAGCTGGCAAACCCGCAGCAAACGACCGAAACGGTACGTGGGACTTCCTACGAGCCTGCCCTAACGGTACCGTTACCACCCAGAACCACGACCTGGGCGTGCATATACGCCGTCGCTATCGTGAAGCCCGCGTGTTGGAAGGTATCGACTCAAGGCAGGAAATATACCAGATGGGCGATATATTGGTACTACCGCGCAAGTACGGCGGTAACTGCCTGCCACTGAACGAGGCATTGTCCTCTGGTATGCCAGTGATCATGCCCGACATATCCCCGAACGACCACCTACTACCCAAGGAATGGCTCGTACCAGCTACCCTAACAGGCTCGTTCACACCCCGAACTAGGATAGATATATACACCGTAGACTGGGGAGCATTGCGTGATAAGATAGAGTGGATGCGCTCCCAGGACATGGCTGTGCTGTCAAAACAAGCCAGCGAGATAGCCGATAGCATCAGCTGGGCTACGCTGAAGCCTCAATATGTCCAGGCATTGGAGGGGTTATGCGACTGATCACATTATGTATACAGGCAGTATTAGCCAAAACTAGCCCCCTATTACCACTCCCCCGCCCCAGAAGTGACCGTATAGTGCTAGGACAGGTTTATAGGGGTGGAGTTCGCAAAATGTTCGCTTCCCTACTCAGCTTGCCGAATTTCGAAAAAAATCTAACTGGGGTCGAATTAAAAGTAGGGGACTCCCAGGTGAGTGGGGGAGGGGTGTGCCGATGCGTATATTAGTAGTGGCACAGGTAGAAGACCAGCGCAACATCATCAACCAGATTAAAAAGCAGACTCGACAACCAGATGTCGTCCACATTTTAGTTGATTATAAGCCCGCCAACACGATAGACACCAGACGGAAGCGCATAGCCGAGAACCACGACAAGCTCCGCGATGCCGCTTGGGAGTACGAAGTTGATATGATATGGCAACTAGAGGGCGATGTAGACCTACCAGAGAACTGCCTAGAACGGCTGATCGAGGACTACCACGCTATGTGGGGTAAAGACTTTGGCTTCGTCTCGGGCGTACAGGTAGGGCGACATGGGCTATATGCACTAGGTGCTTGGCACATATACGAGGACAGTTTCGAGAGCGTAGACCATACAAAGCTAGGGATTCAAGAGGTAGATGCTACAGGTTTCTATTGCCTACTCGCCCCTAAGCACGTATGGATGAAGGGCAAGGCTACCTGGGACGGCGAACCGTGGGGGCCAGACGTAAACTGGGGACTGTCTATTAACAAGAAAAAGTACGTGGATATGCAACTACACATCGGTCACATAGTAAAGAGGGGCATAATTCGCCCCTCTGATGCCTCGACCTGTAGCGTACGTTACTTTAAAAATGCTGACGGTGAATGGAAGTACAAGCAGCTATGAACTACTTTAAGTCCTCTTCATCGACACCCTGGTTAGTATTATCGGGGTCTGATAGCTCCCCTGCCTCGTCGTCCTTGTTAGCGTCGGGCGTTAGTGGGTGTGGACGTGGCGCTGGTGCGCTACCTCCGTGTCCGCTTGGTGCCTCTTCATTAGGTATTACTGGCTCCGCGTTATCTGGTACTGGGTTTGTTGGCTCTGGCATAGTATCCTCCTTAGTTAGTGGCTATCATTATATACAGCGTGCAATAAACAATAATGTAAGAAAGGTTACAGAATGAAAAGAATCAAACAAGTATTAGTAGGATTAACACTGGTGGGGTTGGTTGTGGTTACGACAACAGTAAGCGCGCACCCTAGACACGAAGAGACGGTATGTGATAAGGGCGTGATGATCAACGGAGTTTGCCGTGTGATTACCGACTGCGTCTATGGCGATAGCCTCCCACCAGAGGCTTGTGCAAAGTTTGAAAAGCCAACAGAAACCGAACAGCCCGTTGTTCAACCCACAACACCGCCAGTAGAATACAGCAATCCTGTAGACGTAACGGACTGGGGGAAGTAATGAATACCGTTATACTCAAGCTATCAGAGGTAAAGCCAAACCCAGACAACCCCCGCGTCATCAAGGACGCTAGTTTCAAGAAGCTAGTACAGTCTATAAAGGACTTTCCCGAGATGTTAGATGCCCGACCGCTGGTACTGAACAAAGACAAGATGATTCTGGGCGGTAACATGCGCCACAAGGCTGCTGCAGAAGCAGGGCGTAAAGAGGTGCCTGTAGTTATAGTCGACTGGAGCTTAGAGAAACAACGCGAGTTTATCATCAAGGACAATGTCAGCGGTGGCGAGTGGGACTGGGATAACCTAGCAAACGAATGGGACGCTGAAGAGTTAGACAACTGGGGGTTAGAATTACCCGTGGGCTTTGGTGACGAAGAGACTGAACAAGACGAGGAGCCAGAAGTAGACGAGAGCGTACCCGCCAACAGTCAGCAGGGGGGGGTATACATGTTGGGACGACACAAGCTAATGTGCGGTGACAGTACTAGCGAGGAGGACGTGGCTAAGCTACTAGGCGAGGCTAAGATAGACCTACTATTGACCGACCCTCCGTACAATGTAGACTATACTGGCAAGACAAAAGATGCGCTGAAGATACAGAATGATAAGAAGGACGATGTAGAGTTCCAGGCGTTTCTTACCGATGCATTCCTACGAGCCAACGAGTACCTCAAGAACGGCGCAGCATACTATATATTCCACGCTGATAGCGAGGGCTTCAATTTCAGAGCCGCTGTAAAGGCTGTCGGCTGGGAGCTAAAGCAGTGTCTAATATGGAGTAAGAACAGCATGGTTATGGGGCGACAGGACTACCATTGGCAGCACGAACCTATACTATACGGCTGGAAGTCGGGGTCAGCCCATAGCTGGTACTCGGACAGGAAGCAAACAACGGTGCTTAACTTCGATAGACCTACAAGCAGCAAAGAGCATCCTACCACCAAGCCGATCAATATACTGGCGTACCTCATCGGCAATAGTAGCAAGGCAGGGGACGTAGTCTATGATGCATTCGCGGGTAGCGGTAGTACGCTAGTAGCCTGTGAGCAAACCGACCGAGCTTTTGTAGGTATGGAACTAGACCCTAAGTACTGCGATGTTATTCGCAAGCGATACCACAAACTAACCACTGGCTCGTATGAGGGCTGGGAAGATGCAACAAGTAACTAAATAGGAGGGCAGTATGCCGAAAAAAGACAGTACGAAACGCAAGATGAAGAGAGAAGCAATATCAAGGTACGATAGGCTCAAAGGAAAACGCCGTCTGAAGATGGTGGCAGTCAACCCAGAAATCATGGGCTATATGCTCATTCATGGTACAGGAGCAGGAGTTACTGCAGAAGGACTACCCGAGGATGTAGTATCTATTGGCTGGCAGTACAGCCCCGAGCGTATGTGTCTACTCTACTTCTATGCCCACGAGAGCTTCGATAAGGTTAAGGAAGGGGTCGAGATACCCCTGTTAGACGTAACGTTAACCAAGGAGGAGCCAAAGGCTGTAAAAGTATGAACATAAAATCTGCAGTAGTGTATAGGACAGAAGCCCAAAAGGTGGTGGATGAGTCCGAAAAGGTTAATTACAACGATGGTGATCAAGTGCAGTTTGAAATGGCTGTGTTCTCAGACGGCAGGGTAGCTCAACGCTGGCTGGTTGGTAAAGGCTCGTGTGTTTGGTGGGACTCGCTAGAGGACTTATACCGCGTCCACATATACGCTCACCCCGACTACGGCACGAGAGTGGAGTGGTCTGATGGAAAGGTAGAAACATTATGATCGTGGATGAACCCTACACAGTAAATGAAAAGTACGGAGTTAAGTACTACGAAGTGTCAGTTGATAGCCCAGACATCAATCAGCCCATCCACTGGTGGAGCGATAGGTGTAAAGTTACCGACATAAAAAAGATAGCAAAGCTACGTCAACAAGCTATTAGCTACGCACTAGCTCACCGAGAGGCTGATAGGCGCGAGTGGAAAAAGGTTGATGTATGACTAAGTCCTACCACTGTGAAAACAACTGTGGCTACATAGCTACGACTGACGAGAACCCCTGCTTGCATTGTGGCGGGAAGTTCGTGGAGGACGAGGTATGAGGTTAAAGGTTCTAGTAGCGTGTGAGTACTCAGGGAAAGTCCGCGAGGCGTTCAGAAAGTTAGGACATGACGCATGGAGTTGCGACCTGCTACCAAGTGATGATGGCTCGATCTATCACATACAAGGCGATGTACTAGAGCTGCTCGACAACGGTTGGGACTTAATGATAGCCCACCCACCATGTACACACCTAGCTGTAAGTGGAGCTAGATGGTTTAAGGATAAGGTAGAGGAACAAAAGGAAGCACTAGCGTTTGTACAGAGTCTACTAGACGCACCGATACCCAAGATAGCTCTAGAGAACCCAGTGAGCATCATAAGTACCAAGATACGAAAGCCCGACCAGATTATTCAGCCGTGGATGTTCGGACACGGGGAGACAAAGGCAACGTGCTTATGGCTTAAGGGCTTGCCGAGACTGGTGTCCACAGATGTTGTAGAGGGTCGAGAGGCTAGAGTTTGGAAACTACCCCCGAGTGCTGATCGTTGGAAGTTACGCAGCGAGACGTACCAAGGAGTTGCTGATGCCATGGCGAGTCAATGGGGGCGCGAGAAACCATGACAGTCCCCGTACAACTATTCCCATACACCCTAGCATTCCTGGACTTGTGTGCAGCCATAGTGTACTTTGCCCAGGGCGATGTTAAGCATGGAGTCTATTGGTTAGCAGCCATGACACTGACCATAACGGTAACGATTTGATGATAGGAGTATACTAGGGTTATGGCGACTACAGAGCAAGTCAAGGACGAGTCTAAGAATAATAACCCAGAGGGCAAGGGTGGGTTTGGTGAACACCCAGAGAATAGAAACCCTGGGGGTTGGCGTAAAGAGGTTAGCTTTAGTTACCAGTACAAGCGATTTATGGCTATGTCTATCGAGGAAGTAGAGAAGTGGAACAAAGACACTCCGAAAGCAAAGCGAACGGTTGTTGAGGACTTGGCGTATAGGCGTGTTCTGGCTGCTAAGGAAAGTCTACTTGATGTGAAAGAGATGAGCGACCGCACCGAAGGCAAAGCCCCACAGTTTATTGGTATTGGTGGCGAAGGCGAATACAGGAAAGCACTAGTTGAGTTTGTAGGTGATGATGGAGACGACACCGACTCCGACAGTACGGGTTAAGTTCCTAGCGGCTTTTAAAGAGCTGTTCAACGAAGCCTGGCGGTACATAGTGCTATACGGCGGGCGTTCGGGCGGAAAAAGTCGTGCTACTGCTGAGTCGCTACTACTCCGCGGTCGCAACAAGAAGCTCCGCATACTTTGTACCCGAGAGGTGCAGAACACCATCGCCGACTCTGTACATAAGCTACTTAAGGACTTAATAGAGAAGTACGGCTTTGATGACTATGAGGTGCAGCGTGACTCTATCAAGAACAAGGTCACTGGCACGGAGTTTATATTTAAAGGGCTGAAGCATAACATCAACGAGATCAAGTCGACCGAGGGTATAGACATCTGCTGGGTAGAGGAAGCACAGAGTATAACCAAAGCCAGCCTAGACATCCTTATACCAACCATTCGTAAAGACGGCTCACAGCTTATATTTACCTTCAACCGCTTCAACGAGCTAGACCCAGTCTATGAGTACATGGTTATCAACGAGCGCCCAGGTAGCTTTATCAAGAAGGTCAACTACGATGTACTAGAGCGTGCTGGGGTGCTACCAGATGTTATAAAAGGCGAAATAGAATCCGACCGCAGCAATAAACTACTGTTCGCGCACAAGTGGCTTGGCGAACCTTTAAGCCAAACAGACAACGCCATTATATCTAGGGACAGAGTACTAGGGGCTATGGAGCGTAAGATAGAGGACGATGGACAGGAAGAGGTAGGTGTCGATGTAGCTCGCATGGGGAACGACCGTACTGTGCTATGGAAACGGAAGGGGCTTAAGACTAAAGATACCCGCGTACTTAATCATAAGCGCACAACAGAGGTATGCGATGCTATAGAGCAGTTCGTAGACTTCAACAAAGAGATTACTATAAAGATTGACGATACTGGCGTGGGCGGTGGTGTTACTGACGAAATGATGAAGCGTGGCTACACAGTAGTAGCTATCAACTTCGGAGCAGAGCCGAGAGATAAGGATAAGTACCCGAACTGGATTAGCGAGGCATGGTTCTATATGGCTGAGATTATGGACGAGGCAGAGCTACCTATGAACAGCGACTTGCTTATGGAGCTGACTAGCCGTGCCTGGAAGCAGGACACGAAAGGCAAGCGGCGGGTGGAGTCAAAGATAGAGTACAAGAAGCGGGGGTTTAGAAGCCCCGACCTTGCCGATGCTTGTATTATTTGCTATGCAACCCCTCGTCAACTGACCGCCGACGATATAGCTATGTAGTTATGCTTTTATGTTATACTGAGCGCAGAGTCCTCTGAGACCATAAATGCTGGAATACGAAGTGGCAAAACCAAACTTTATTACTCGTTCACGACAGGCACTTAAATATGTACTGTCAACAAACACCCTCGACTCGAGCAGTATCGGGTCTGTATTAAGAAACTACGCACGTCAATCAGAGTTCCGACCCAGCGCCCAGCTAAAGGGCATCACTTATAAAGCAGTCGACAAGATAGGTCTATCGGTCTCGACATACCAGCCTATCGTTAACAAGTCCAGCGATGAGGCGTTCGCTACCCACCCTATCATGACCCTAGCCCAACAGCCGAACCCACGGCAGGACGGCACATACTTCCACCACCTAGAGGCTATGCTATACGAGATATACGGCGAGACGTTCTGGTACAAGGCGCTTGGTGAACGGTCGGGTAAGACAAAAGAGCTATACCTACTACAGCCCTCACAAATGGAATTAGTAGTACACGACGGTGAATTACTTGGCTACGTGTTACACAAGGCAAACGGCGGTAAAGTACCATTCGAGCTAGACGAGATTATACATAGTAAACGTCCTAACCCATTCAACGAATGGCGCGGTATGAGTGTTATGGAGCGCGCAGCACAGTACATTGACATCGAACTTACTACCACTAGCTTTACCCTCAACTACATGAACAACAACGCCAGCCCTAGCGGTATCGTTGGCTTACCAGAGATGAACCAAGAGGCGTTCAAGCAGTTCACTATGCAATGGCGCGAGAACTACGAAGGGCCAGAGAACGCGGGCAAGACTGCATTCATCCGTGGTGCAGAGGCATCGTTCAAAGCTGTCGGGGCTACGCTAAAGGACATCGACCAGAAGGTTACTAGAGATATGGCTAAAGACGACGTTCTTATGATGTTTGATATGCCAAAGGGTCTGCTTGGTGCTGCTGGCGACAAGGGGCTAGGACGCTCTGAGACTGAAGCACTAGAGTATGTGTTCGCTAAGTGGAAGATTGAGCCTATGATGCTACGCCTAGACGCTATCTATAGGAACCTACTTACAAACGGTAACTACAACGACCGCGCCAACACTATAACCCACACCTCCCCTATCCCAGACGACAAGCAGTATATCCTTGATCAGAACGAGAAGGGCGTAAGCAAGTGGATTACTGTTAACGAAGCCCGCCAGTCACAAGGCTTACCACCAATAAAAGGCTACGATGTATTGCCACCTATCAACACGCCAACAAAAGCACCGACCGACCCACCAGCTAAGAGTGCTACAGCTAAGCGTGTAGTTCTAGCGCCAAAGCTATCTAAGTCTGAACAGCTAAAGAAAAAGAACCAGGAACAAGAGGCGTTCCGCAAAGAGGTTATGGACACTAGCGAGATATACTCCCGAAAGATAAAGAGTGCTATAGCTGAGTTTGCAGACGACCAGCAAAAGGAAATCATCGGCAAGATTAACGCTACTAGTAAAGCCTACGAAGAGTGGTTGTTTAGCGTTAAGGACGAGTCTGAGAAGCTAGCAAGTCTATTAGTACCTATCATTATAGAGCTTATGGAAACCCAGTCAGAGGATGTTGCGAACTTCATCACAGGCGAGCTGTTAGTTATATCACCAGAGATACGAAAAGCCGTAGAGAGCCAAGCACTACGAGTAGCTGGCGTGTACAATACCGATACCCTACAAGCCCTAGAAAAGACTTTGACCGAGGGGCAGACCCAGGGTGAGAGCCTAGCCAAGCTGAAGAAGCGTGTCGAAGCTGAGTATAGCCAAGCCAAAGGTTACCGCGCTGAGCGTATTGCTAGGACTGAGAGCGCCCGAGCTAGCAACAGCACGGCTGAGCTAGTCTATAAGCAGAATGGTTTTACTAAGGTAGAGTGGTTTATCAACCCAGGTGCGTGTGAGTTCTGTAAGACTTACGCGGGGCGTACTAAGACAATAGGAAGCGTATATACACCGATCGGCGAGGTCGTGGACGGTGTTGATGGCGGACAGCTTCGTATTGAGTACAGCAACATTGAGACTCCCCCACTGCACCCTAATTGCACCTGTTCATTAGTGCCAGTGAGTTAGTCGCATGGACGACAAAGATAAATCACTATATGCGGAAGAGAACCTCCAGGCGCTCAAAGGTTTAAAGAAGAGCGTTGATAAGTTCCTAGGTGTATTAGAAGGCAAGATTGAAATAAAGCAGTCTATAAACGTAGACGGCATTAAGATTACCGAACTGCCCGAGGTTAACACAGAGAAGGAAGTAGCCGTAAACAATATCGGTGAGTTTGCCGAGGCGGTAAAAGGTCTATCTGACGGACTTGCCCAGGCTATCAAAGACAATGCCCATAAGCCTCTGAGCGAAGTTACTATTAAGAACCTCAAGGATGCCCACCAGAAAGAGATTAAGGTCAGCAACCTCAATGAGCTAAAGGCGTTTATAAATCAGATAGCCAAAGCAATCGCCGAGAACCAACCGATAGTTAACCTAGAAAAGCAGGACATTCGTTTCCCGCGAAGCGCAAGCCAAGCCATACCTGTACGACTAAGCGACGGTAAGAGCTTTTATAACGCTATAGCATCTGCAGTAAGCGGTGCAGTAGCTATGTTCAAAAACTCCGATGGCAGGGGCGTTCAAGTACAGCTTACCGATAACGGAGCCGTACCTGTAGACATTCAAGATGCTGAAGTAACCATAAATGGCGACGTGACAATATCTGAAGAGGTAGAGATTAAGAACGACGCGAACAACCCCGTGCCTGTCAGCGATACGGACGGAACAGCAAAGCTCGCAAACATAGAGACGAACACAGGCAACATATCGAACGACACCGCAGCTATCGCCACTTACTTAGACACTGTTGAGACTAAGCTACAGGCTATTGGTGATAACACCGACGGATTAGAAGGACTGCTAACTAGTATTCGTGATAACGCTGATGGTGTTGAAACGCTACTGACTGCCATACGAGACAACACCGACCAGCTGGAAGGCTACACGGATGGCTTAGAGGGCTATGTAGACCAGCTTGAGGGCTTCGTTGACCAGTTAGAGGGTTACATTGATACCGTAGAGGCGAAGCTGCAGAGTCTGATAGATAACACCGCAACCACAAGTACCTGGGATCACGGCTCAAATCTTGATGTAGATACATCAGCCGAGCAACTGCCAAGCCAAGCAGCTACAAAGGGTGTTACCGTAAAAGCTGCAGCAACTAATACTGCTGCGGTATATGTCGGTAAAAGCGATGTTACCGCTGGTAACACTGATGCAACAGACGGATTCCCATTAGAACCAGGCGAATCTATCACATTGCCACTAACGAATGCAAACTTAATCTATGTGATAGCTGCCTCGAATAATCAAAAGATATTCTGGGTAGCAGCATGAATTGGCATATTCCTGTTAAGAAGCAGTCTTACGACGTATTCATTTATAAGAGTACAGGCGCTCAGACTGGCAACAGGTACAACTCCTGGTCTGACTTAATGACCGCTATACAGAAGCAAGAGGGTGCTAAGACTATATTCTTTGAGCAGGACGAGACTATCCCTGCTGGAAGCTGGAACCTAGACTACGTGACTCTAAGGGGTAATGGTAGCGAGTACAACGCTGGTGGGTTCACTATAACGTTTGGCGACAACACGACTATATCTAGCTGGCTCGTACCAGCCGTTCACTCGCTTTTGCTTAAGTCTACTTCAACGACTGGGCATATATGTACGTTCTCTGTAGCTTTCAACTTTATTAACCAGGTTGTATCTAATATACAGTCCTCGTCTAGCTATGAGTTCTTTGCCTCGTCTTACGCTGGTCAGAACATTATAGCCGTACAAGACTCTGGTAGGTTCTCATTGGTAGGTGGCTCAACCAAGGAGCTGTTCAAGTTCACTGGTGGTGCTTTTGCTCAGACAGTCATCGTGTCTAGAGGTGACGGTGCAACAGTTGCGAACAACACTTTGTCTAGTACTGCTGGACAGGTTAGGCTAGACATCGTTGGTTCGGTAAACCAGAACCTAGCCAATTACCCGTCTACCCACACTAACTTTACTACGGCGTTCTTCTTACCTCTAAACCTTACAAACGTATCAGCCCTGGCTTTCTATGGCGTTACTATAACAAGTGCTAACTCACCCTACACTCTTGTCTCGGAAGCTGGGGCATTGTACTGCAACTCAGCGGGTGGGGACATTACAGTAAACCTACCACCAGCCATAGGACTGGGCAGAGTAATAACTATAGTCAAAACCAGTGCGTCTAACACCGTGACAGTAGATGGCAGTGGCTCCGAGACAATCAACGGGGCGACCACTTATGCGTTGACTGCCCAATACGAAGTTCTACAAATAATAGACGCTGCACCTGGCGTTTGGTATATCATTAATACAGGATAATTATGAAGCACGACATATCTAAACTACACCCAATTCACCAGAAAACGTATAAAGAGTTTGTTGAAAGCGACTACACGCCAAACGAAGTACCCGATGAGCTATACGAACTGTGGCTTGATCTTAACCAGACTGTACCAGACATAATTGGCAAACAAGAAGAAGAAATGACTAAGAGCCAAAAGGCGCGTTTCAAGGCAAAGATTAAAGAGATTGATGAAAGCTCGGGAGGGAGCATTAAAGTAGCATGAACCCTATAACTGTACGGTGCAAGGGCTGCAATAGATGGTTAGCCACGGTTACTGTGCTGGTTGGTGCTATAAAGTGTCCGCGATGCAAGATGATATTCGAGTACAAGATACTTAGCAACTTGCACATGAATAATACTGTTGACCCGAGTGAGACCCGTGATATAATGCAACCAGAGACCTCAAGAGTCCAGCCCGATAATCGGGCGACTACCTCTGTTAACAGACCGTAGTAATTCTTGAGGCTTTTTAATTTAAAGGAAAAACTATGTATATAAAAGCTGATGCGTTGATCGAGAAAGCCAGCAAGCTGGCGGATGGTGAAGTTGAAGTTGTCGTTACTACTCCCGACTGGGACAGCCATGGCGAACGTATTATGCCCGAGGGCGTTGATTATAAAAGCTACATGAAGGGTAACAACGTTATTCTATGGGGACACGACGGTTTCAACCTCCCTATTGGTAACACTACAAAGATGTGGATGGAAGGCAATAAGCTCATGGCTCGTGCCAAGCTGTACATCAAGGACGACTTCCCACGTAAGATTTACCAGTACATTCTAGACGGCGTTGTTAAAGCAACATCAATCGGCGGTATGGTTGAGGAGTGGGGCGACGACGGATTGACGATTAACAAGCTAACCATGAAAGAGTGGAGCTTCGTGTCAGTACCCGCCAACGATAAGGCTTTAGTTATGAGTAAGAGTATGACAGGAAACGTCAAGGCTGAGCTACGCTCCCTTGGTAATGCCTACGCTAGAAAGCTGTTAGCCAAGGAAGATGGCGACACTTTACTGCGTGAAGACATTGATAGATTAGAGACATTAGTTACCACCCTTAAGGAATTAAGCCTCGGCGAAACCGATGGGGAACGGTCAGATGTATTAACAACTCGGCGAGTAGTGCTGCGCCAAGCGCAAGCGGTCGATGCTCAAGCTGAACGTGTCATCCGACACATTAAATTGAAAGGAAACTCTTAATATGAGTGAACAAGCAAATAAAACAGACGACATCGTAATTGATGAAGCTGTGACCACAGCCGTAGCTGAAAAGGCTGCTGAAGCTGTAAAGGCAGACATGCCTACTGCAGATGATATTGCAGAAAAAATGATGGAAAAGATGGCTGCTAAAGATGAAGCCAACGAGAAGGTCAATAAAAAGAAAATCCACGACGATGGTGGTGAAGGTGAACAGGGCGACGACTCTAACAAGTCTGACTATGGGAAGCTCTCAAAAGAACTACGATTTGCTCGTGGTTTGGTTGCCTTTAAGAACGGTGATGCTGCAGGCATTGCTAAGTATAATGAGTACGTCAACAAGGCTTGGAAAGAGGAAGCCATTGAAAAAGCTAACTACCAGAACGTTACTACAACGGCTGATGGTGGTGCGCTCGTACCCGACCCAGAGTTTGTAGCTGAAGTTGAGCGTCTAACCGACGACTACGGCGTTGTTTCTCGATTGGCAACAATCCGAAAGACAGACCGTGATTCAGTAACGCTATTGAGCGGTACAAACGAGATTTCATTTACCCGTACTGGCGAAGCCACTGCGGTTAACGCCCAGAAGCTTACTTACGCTGCTACTACAGCTGCGTTGGATAAGTATATTGCTACATTGGTATTCACCAGTGAAGTGATCGAGGACGCTGCCATCAATCTTTGGAACGATGCTGCAGAGGAAATCGCCCGTGCGCGTGCTAAGCTGTTCGACCAACTGGTATTCACAGACGCTACTTATGGTCTGTTGTACGCACCAGATGCTGGCGAGGGTTGGAAGACTCTGTCAGTTGGTTCTGCGATCACCGACTTTAGTGCCGATGACGCTATGGACGCTAAGTACAAGGTTGTATCAAGTGTTCGCCGTAAAGGTAAATACTTCATGCACCCTACTGTTTGGAACATGATTCGCCAGGCTAAATCTGGTGACGGCACTAACAGCTCGGCTGAGTACTTGTTCGGGCCAGTAGGCTCCGAGGTTCAACCTAACATTGATGGCGTTGCTGTTGAGTTAGTTGACGTTTTGCCTGCCAAGGGTGAAATTACTGCGAACGAACCATTCGCTGTATTCGGTGACTTAAGCCGTGTGAAGATGCACGTTAAACGACTACTTGAAACAAAAATCTTTGACAGCGGTACTGTTAAAGACGCTGGTGGATCAGATATTAACTTGATCACCCAGGACAGCTGGGCTATCCGTGCGACGCTTCGTTGTGTCCCACAAGTTAACTTCCCTGCAGCCTTTGTAATCATCGGTACAGGTACAGTTTCCTAAGATAGCAACGTAATAGGTCGAGAGGAGCCATAAATGGCAAATTTAAACAACTTAAAAGTAGCAGCAGGAAGTCGGATTACTCTCGGCGGTGTAGACTTAGGTCACACCGTTGAGGGTACGGAACTCGTAATTGAGCGCGACTTGACTGAGGTAAAGACTGACTTGTACGGGAATACGCCCGTTGACTATGTCGTTGCAGGTCAGAAAGCCACAATCAAGATGAAGCTCGCCGAGATCATCCCGAACGTACTTAGCTATATCCTACCAGAGAGTGATTACGATATTGGTTCAAACGATGACCACGTACACTTTGGTACGAAGGCTGGCTACAGCTTGCGACAAGATGCTCTAGAACTAGTGATTACACCGCAGGGTGGTAATGCTGACGGTAACTTAACAATTACCCTCTTCAACGCTGTCCAGACTGGTAATATCACGCTTGCCTATAAGATTGACGAACAGTCGGTCTTTGACGGTGTAGAGTTCACCGCACTAGTAGATGAATCACGATCTGCTACGGACGGACGACTCTTGGGACGTATGGGGCCAGTAGCGATTAGCTAATCCTCACCAAGCGACAGTTAAGGCACTTATATAGTGCCTTTTCTGTTTTGTGGTGTTACAATAACGTTATGCTTAGAAATTATCACAACGCTGCAATTCTAAGGGTGCGAGAGCTACGAAACGGTGTAGATAAACTCGAACGCCTACCTAGCGAGACAACACCAGAGTATCTAAGACGCAGAGAGCTATACATACAGAGAAAAACCACAAAGAGGAAGTAACCCATGGCACTTATTACCCAAGCTGATCTCGAAGCCCGACTAGGACGAGCGCTTACTGCAACCGAGGCTACATCCTTCACTCTTATAAACGAGGCAAACCAAGCATACGTCGAGGACTGGATAGGTAGTAGCGTAGAGGAAGCTGAGCCAAGTACTAGGTACTTTGACGGCGGGAGCCAACACACTCCTATAAACCCTGCCACAGATATATCAGCCGTTGGCTACTACGACGATGACGGTGTAGCAAACGACCCCCTAGATACCACCGATTACACCACCGAGCCACGTAACAATACTGTCAAGACCATGATACGTTGGCGACCTGGAAAGTTTTTTAGAGGAATGAATAATATCGGCGTTACGGCTAAGTTCTCTATATACGGCGATGTAAAGTTGCGGAATATGGTTAAGGCAGCTCTTATGGAGTCTTTGATCAGTGAGATGACAAACAATGATAATGTTAAGAGGGAGTCAATAGAAGGTTACTCTGTCGAGTACGCTACTACAGAAACAAAAAGCGCACTAGACAGTATCAAGTATCTATTCCCGAGGATAATCTAATGCAGCCACCTATGCTCCACACTGCATACCTAGTCGGCATGACAAGGAATGCCTACGGCGATTACACACCTACAAATAGCGACACTCCTTACCGTTGCCACGTCCGTATAATAAACGAGCGTGTATCGTCCTCTAACGATGAGACTACGCAGTCCGACGCTATGTTCTGGTTTGATGCCAGCACTCCTGCAGTCGAGGGTTCGGTATGGAAGTACGGCGACACTCATTATCGAGTAGAGAGACGAACCGAAGCACGAAAACTGCGCGACCCCACCATACAGTTCTTGAAGTGCGAGGTGCTTAAGTACGGAGCAATATCATGAGCAAAGCCCACGTAGACGTAACCATTACAGACAAACTACCTATATTCAGATCGGGTATGCTTGTTGTATTTGATGATGCCGTGAAAGAGGGAGCGCGAGACGGGCTTATTGATGCCAAGGTACACGCACCATTTGATAAAGGACAGCTACGTGCTGACAGCGACGTTACCAGAGTAGGTTTACTTAAGTGGCGCATATCGTTCTGGAAAGAGTACGCCCGATTCCAGGAGTTCGGTGGTACTACACTTCGCCGTGTTCGCAACTACTCCACCTCTGGTACTGGCGCACACTTCTTACGAAATGCTGGCGACAAGCAGTACGAGAAGCTACCCAGCAACTTCAAGAAGCACGCCTCAAGGCTAGGAGTACTGTAATGGATATTGCTTACGAACTATTAGTATGGCTGGAGCGTATGGGCTTCGGTACTATAGGCACCGACCTATTCCCTGGACAGATACCAAACGACAAGAACGGTTTGTGGTCTGAGAACGCCAGCGGACAACCAGAGAAATACGTGCCTATAGAGAAGCCAGTTGTCGACTTGTACTGCAAGGACACTAGCGCACTAGACTGTGTTACGAAGCTCAACAATATCAAACGAGCAATACATCGTATGCACAACACCACTATAAATAGTGCTTATGTTTATTCCTTCCTTGTTATTGGCGATATTGAGGATGTCCAGCGCGACCTAGAGTATGCTAAGATTAAGAAGATTACAATACAAGTAATGCATCGAGATACAAACGTAATAAGTTAGGAGAACGCCATGAGCGTCACAGTAGCAGATCTACAACCCAAACCATTTAAAGTAAGCATCAAGGTAAAAGGTACGGACGAGAAAGTCGAAGTCGACTGCAGCCCACTAAGACTATCGCATGCACTACAGGTATCAAAGATTGGTAACATCTTTAATGATTCAGCCAACACCACACCACAGCAACTGAAACAAGCAGAAGAAGATATGGACGTTGTTATCGCAGAGCTTATGCCCGAGCTAAAGGGTATCAAGCTGGACATCGGCGCTATCATGGAAGTAATCGAACAGCTAATGGCTTCCGTACAGCCATCAGACAACAAGGAGCTTCGGGAAAAGGGGGTGAACCTTGAAGGTTCAGACCCAAAAACGTCGAAGACTGGCTAATGAGTGTACCGAAGTTCATGAGGTTTTACTCATACACGCGAAGTGAAACGCTCAATGAATGGGCAGTATCCTTTTTCAGTCTCTTAAACTCAATGTATCGTATACAAGGTGATGAGGCTATAAACAACATCATTCAAGTCTCTGCGGGTATGGCTGGCAAAGACGGTGGCTCTTCAGTCGTTGCAGAGTACGAGAAGCAGGCAGCAGGGCTACACGGTATCGTAGAGGAAGTCCGCATAGCCATGAAAGCTAGGGGTATGAAGTAATGTCAAGCACAAACGTCGGCTCTATTCACTATGACCTCGGACTAGATACGTCTAAGTTTGATACGGCCATGGGCGGTCTTAGGGGTAGCTTCCAGAAGGCTACAACGGGGTCAACGATACTTCTCGGCACGTTAACGGCCATTGGAGTAGCAGTCGGCGTTATGGCAGCTAAGTTCGTGCTGTTGCCAGGTATTGATCGTGCGCTAAACATTGAGGATGCCCAGGCGAAACTACGCGGGCTAGGACACGATGCCAACTCGGTAACTAAGATTATGGAGTCGGCACTATCATCTGTAAAAGGAACGGCGTATGGACTGGATGCAGCAGCCACAGCAGCAGCATCGGCAGTAGCTGCGGGAATAGCTCCTGGTCAAGACTTAACTAGGGTGCTAAAGCTAACTGGCGATACGGCTACTATTACTGGTAGGACGTTCAACGAGGCGGGTGCAATTATCAACAAGGTACTAGCATCTAATCGCTTGTCGATGGAAGAGGTCAACCAGTTAATGGATGCTGGACTTCCTATCTTATCAATGCTTGGTAAAGAGTATGGTAAAACTGCTGGTGAAATGCGAGAAATGGTTAGCAACGGCGAGGTGGACTCCGCACGGTTCTTAAATGCTATAGAAAAGAATATCGGCGGTGCTGCTCTAGCATCTGGCGAGACTACCAGAGGTGCCTGGGCTAACATGCAGGCAGCCATGGCGCGCGTGGGGGCAGCTATTGTTAAGGACATTATACCGAAGGTGCGTGATGCATTCGTGTCTATTACAGAGTGGTTCGATAGGAACTCAGACAAGATAGTTAGTGCGGTAAGCACTGCAGTTGATGCCATAGGTAAGCTGGCTGGTTTTATCGGCACAGCACTTGGTTGGCTACCTACAGACGGCGTTATATTTATACTCGCTGGCGCTATAGTCGGCGCGCTTGTACCAGCATTCGTGGCGCTTGGAACCGCTATATGGACTGCTCTAGCACCGCTGTTACCTTTTATTGCAGCAGGCGCAGCTATTGGAGCCATAGGCTATCTGATCTATAAGAACTACGACAAGATAAGACCAGTAGTAGATAAAGTAGTAGATGCTTTCAAGAAGTTCTGGGCTGAAATAAAACCGATTAGGGACTTTGTAGGCGGTCAGCTAAAGGCTGCTTGGGATAACTTTGTGAGCGCCATGAAGAGTCTATGGGAAGTAATACAGCCTATAATGCCACAGCTGAAGATTCTCGGAGCAATACTGCTCGTATCAATCATGACACCGATATTAGTTGTCATCGGACTTATAGTGGCGTTCATAGCGGTTATAACGGGGATTATATGGGCAGTAAGAACTGTCTGGAGAGCTATCGAGGAAGCATGGGCTGCTATTAAAGAGGCGACTACAAACGCATGGCAGTCTGTTTATAACGCTGTATCGGGCGCTATTCAAGCGGTATGGAACTTTATATCCCCTATACTTGAATTCATAAAGAACATATTTATTATCGTCTGGGGTTCAATTGCTATAGTCATTCTGACAGCTTGGAACTGGATATACGATACTATCGTTACAAAGCTCATTGCAGTATGGAACTTTATATCAAACACATGGAACTCTATATACGAAACAATATCTGGTGTAGTCCAGCGCATCATAGACTTCTTTGCCCCAGCTTGGAACTGGCTGTATGAAAAGGGTAGGGCGGTAGTGCAGGGACTAATCGATGGTGTTAGAAACATGGCTGGTGGTGTATGGAGCGCTATTAAAGGTGTCGCTGATCAAATAGGCGCATTCTTTAGTGGTGCGTGGAACTGGCTATATGGTGTCGGTCGAGCAATCGTTGAAGGGTTAATCAACGGTATTGTATCGATGGCTGGCGGACTGGCGCGAAAAGTAGAAGAGATAGCCAACAGTGTTAAAAACAAGTTCTCTGAAGCTCTTAGGATTAAATCGCCATCAAAGGTGTTCTATGGCTTTGGACAGAACATCGTACAGGGTCTAGCTGCGGGTATTAAGAGCGTATCTGACTTACCACAAGCAACCCTGCAAGCAAACGTCACGCAAGACCTAGTCGGTGGCGGTGGTAGCCAGCAACAGTCTATGCAACCTGGCGGTACTACTATTTATGGTGACGTGAACATTGGCGACAAGCCAACTGCCGACTACTGGTTCGAGCGCACCAACCGAAACGGTGATCTGCTCGGGCTTGGCATGGCACCTGTAAGGGAGCAGGCATGAGCATAATTACGATAGCAGAACCAATCTACTTTGGCGGTGTGAACATACTTAGTGTGCCTGGATGGATGACTACAGGACTGGACACCTTTAGATACCCGAAGCGTGACCTTTCAAACTACCCTTTAGCACACTCAAACAAGAGCGTTACTACCTCAGCTTTCTATAAAGGTAAGCCAGTCAACGTTCGCGGAGTCATAAAACTAAGTGGACGTGAGGCATTAGACGAATCGCTATCTACTCTGCGCAAGATACTAGAGCCGATCAACCAAACACTGCAGTTGCCTATCTCGGGCAACCAACGGCGCTATTTATTAACTACTGTCAGCAATATAGCTATCTCAAACGTTAACGGTGGCTACGCCGAGGTCGACATCGAGTTCACTACTTCAGACCCTTACAACTACGGCATCATAACAACAGAGGTACTAAATGTCATAAACCTCACAAGTGGCAGTAAGTCGTACCCAGTTACCTTTGAAGGTACAGCGAACCAAGCACCAATTATCACCTACACTCTAGACTCGTTTACCGATGGCTCGAATCGTACGGTAACGTTCTCAGACCCTAGTGGTAACAGCATATCCGTGCAGCGAACGTGGGCTGCTGCAGAAGTTCTAGTAATAGACTGCGCTAACAAGACTGTCCAGGTTGATGGCGAGGACGTAGACTTTACTGGTAACTTCCCAGAGTGGTTGCCTGGACTCCCAGACTTCATCAACTACACCGATGACTTCACTGCAAGACAGGTCGACATAAACGTCACATACACTAAACGGTACCTATAATGACCCAGACATATATGTACAAGCACTATCGAGCTGGCTTGTTCCTCGGAGTATTAGACGAGCTAGTAGCGTCCGAGTTCAATCTCAGCAGTGAAATCAATACTGCAGGCTCACAGCTTACCATTGACCTAGCGGTCGGGTTCCAGGGCGCTGGCGCTGAAGTCACTAATGACCTGCTCATAACAGAGGTGCCAGACTTTATAGTGACGGAACAGTTAGAGAACATCATTGTTAATACCGATGTGACTATCGAGCGCATCCCCGCTCTAAACGACTTCATAGAGGTCTGGGAGTTCAACGACTTTCACCCAACAGGGGTAGTCAAGTTCCGAGGTATAGTCACTGGCTGGGAAAGCAAGTACACTGAGAACAGCACCAGGCTCACATGCTTAAGCCGTGGTGTTAAACTAGACAACTTCTTGGTACAGATACTACCAAACACCGCAGTTGTGAGTAATCCGACTGGACTAACGCCGTATACTCTATATGCAAACTCGGCGAAGATACCGCAGAACAGGACGATCGGTATTGCCCAGACCTTCACTATTAGTACGCCAGTAGATGTCGACTCAGTAAAGCTATTCTTTCAGAACACAGGCTCTTTCAGTGTTGGCGTGAACATCAGCATTGTTTCTGGCACGCCTACATCACCTGGGTCTGTAGTTGCCACCACTTCTATAAACGTGCCTGTTCAGTCTATGCAAGAGTCTATAGTCCAGTTTGCGTCTTTGGTTTCCTTAAGCCCTGGAACCTATCACCTGGCTATTACGAACGCAACTTTTGGCTTCTCAGAGAACAACGCCGTAGCTATAGGTATAGACACAGGCGGAGGCTATGCCGATGGTCTCATGTATGACTACAACGACTCTACTGGCTACTCATCTACTGCCTACGATATAAACTTTGTTATAACTACACCAACAGGAGGTGTTGGTAACACGTTCAACTCCCAAGACCCATCAACTATATTCACAGACCTTATAGATACGTTCCAGTCGCTTGGCGGTGATCTTACCTACGACAGTGATTCTATAGAAGTGTCTGGAACGACCGTTAGTTATACATTCAAGTTTAATACTTTCCTAGAGGCAGTTAAAAAAGTTATAGAGCTTGCACCAGCCAACTGGTGGTGGTGGGTAGACCCAGCGACAGAGACCATCTACTTCAGATCGCTCGGGCAAACCGTAGACCACCGCTTTGCTCTCGGCGCTCACATACAAGACCTAACAATTGCATACTCATTAGAGCAAGTTATTAACACCGTCTACTTCACGGGTGGCGACGACGGTAGCGGCACTAACCTACAGGTAAACTACTCAGACCCTACTAGCGTGGCGACATACGGAACATGGCTAGACACCATTTCCGACAACCGTGTTACGAGAGAAGATACAGCTGAAATCATAGCCGAGTCTAGGGTCAATCAGTTTAAAGACCCTCGCTTCAGAACGACCGTAGTTATCCCTTCATCAGTGTACGATCTATCAACTGTACTAATTGGTGACATTGTAGGCTTCTCTAATACCAACGACTTAATCGACAGTTTGCAACTACAGATCATGGCAAAACGCGAAGTACCAGGAGGAGCAGAGCTTGTACTGGCAATCCTCCCACCTACGCAATCAAAGAGGATTGAGGATATTAAGAGAAACCTAGACAACAAGATTACTGAAAATAATCCAGAGACAACTTAAAGGAGTGTTATAATACGCTTATGGCTGACAAGACAATCAAACAACTCTCGACAGAGTACACGGTCTTACAACCCGACGATTGGTTCCTAGTTCAAAAGGACTCCGACGGAGTAACTGGAAAAGCCAAAGCCAGTAGCGTATTCGCGGGGGGGAACATACCTATCTCGGCTCCACCAGATACAGTCACCCATAACGGTAACAGAAGCTACTCCCTTGTATTCAACTCCTTAGATCTAACAGGCATCCTGTCTAAAGGTATGCGACTTAAGCTCACCAGGACAACTACTGCGCCAACACAGTGTACAGACCTAGAATCATCTAGTAGCCACTATTATGCAAAGACGTCCCCAGCAGGGACAACGTTTACAGATGACGCCGTAGCTGGTGCGTGGGTGAAGCTGGAGAGCTATCCCGCTTGGCAAGCTGGGGTTATATCAAGGTATAACGGCACCAGTGGCTGGGAGCTTAAAGTTGGGGCTGATGGGACAGTGCAGTTCGTTGGCTACAACGCTAGCTCGGCGAACTTCTCAAGGGTCGTTACTTATGTTTCTTTACCGCTGAATAAGTGGGTACACATAGCAGCTCAGCTAGACATGTCAGCTTTCACTGCAACAACAACGACAAGCTATGTAATGATTGACGGCGTGGACGTTCCAGCATTTGTATCTCGTGGTGGCACCAACCCTACCGCCTTAGTACAAGCTGGTAACCTTAACGTCGGTGCCACAAACTCCACAACGTTCTTTGATGGTAAACTGGCCCAAGTATTTTATTCATCAGCAAAGATTACACAGGCTAACATCAGAACACTAATGGGGCAGGGACTAACAGCGTCGCTTATAACTACCCACTCTATAGTTTCAGCCTATTCGTTCAGTAACTCAATAAACGACCTAAACACTACCTCGGCCAACAACCTCACGGCACAGAACTCGGCTGTGGCTACTGCCACGGATTCACCTTTCGCTGGTGGCAATGTACAAGAGTTCACTGATGGAACAATAGAGTGGGGCATAGTCGCTTCAGACCCAACATTCTCAACGAATACAACGGTTGTGGTACAGGTTCCAGAGGGATACGCACTACCGACCTCTGGTGGCATTAGTGCTGCAGCATTCTCGACCCAGAAGATACCGTATGGGTTCCCAGCTGATGCTCCTAGGTGGTGGGTAGATACATTGCTTATGACTGCGCCCTCCCAGTCAAGCCCAACAAACGACGTGTGGTACAACATGGGCGGTGTAAAGTCCACCATCCCTATCGGGTCTTGGGGTATTAAGTTCGTCGGTAACATGCGTAATGATTCTAGCGCAGGTAACATTCACATATACAGTACCCTGTCTACGTCTAGCAGTGCAGAAACAATCCCCGAGCTATCCACCTACTCGCTCTCTGGAGCAGATAACCAGATATACGCAGTACCGTTTAGTCGAGAACACTACTTTAAATCAACTTCAGAGACAGCGCTGTATGCGTTGTTAAAAAGCAACGCCACTGGTTCATCTGGTATGTCGTGGATATATCAGAGTGGGACTATTGGAATGGCACTTTTAATTAGGGCTGAGTTTGCCTACCTATAGGGGTATGAATTATGTTACTGACCTGCAATAACGTAAGGGATAGAGTTAAGTGAATGCTACAACACTACTCACAATTATTGGAAGTTGCCTCGCCGTCGGGACGGCAATTGGTGCTATTATCAGTAACCTACGAAAAGGAAATAAAGAGCAACAATCCGAAGTCATCCAGCTGCAGCAAAATGAGATCGCAGCTTTTAAAAGTTCCAACGAAAGACTCGAAAAGGATAAAGCGGCTCTGGTCGCCGAAAATGCCCAGCTTGTTAAGAGCAACAAAGACCTCAAAGATATAGCCCAGCAGACCCCAGAGATTAAGAAACTAATAAAGATAGTTAGTGAGTTAGTCACTGCTATGGGAGCGAGCCAAAATGCAAAGAGGAGTTAGACAACCCAGCAAGACCAGCACTGAAATAATCAGTGACATCAACCGAAACCAGGCACGAAGTAATCGGCGCTTGCTAGTAACCATGATCATTGCCTTGGTAGTTGTACTTGGTTTTCAAATATGAAACCGCATTGATCTGTATAACAACGCGCGGGACATAGCCCAACTTGTAGCCGAGCAACGTGAGCGTGACGAGGAGTGGCAGAATCAGAACACCGCGTTTCTCAAAGAGCTGAACGTGCAACACGATAACCTCTTGAAAGCTACGGCTTGCCTTCTGACATTACATGACAACAACACAGGGCTGACCGACCTGTCGATCGAGGAGTGTGAGCGAACCACGCAGATAGTCCAGGACAATCTAAGGAACGGTACTAATAACGATGCTACAGGCACCCATGATCACTCTACTGAGACAGCCCCAGTCGAACCTAACAACCCTCAACAGCAACAAGAAGAACAACAAACCCCGCCTCCACCAACCCCAGAGTCGTCAGATATACCATTCCTTAACGAGCCAGTTATAGGCTGCACCCCTGTAGTAGTGTTCGGCAATAGGGTGTGTTTGTAAGGGTGCTATAATAAAGTTAGAACTAAATGGAGCAAATATATGTCTAGACGTCCAGTCAACGAACCGTACACAATAACAACTGAGTTTGGTGTAAAGGACGGCTACGCTAAGTTTGGTAGACACTCGGGCGTTGATTATGCTGTGCCTAAAGGACGTCCAATCTACGCGCCATACAGCGGGAACCTCACCAATGTAGTGTCGCCGACAGGTGGGAACATGGTTTGTATAGACGATGGACAGTTTACACACCGCTTAATGCATAATGATAGCTTTGCTCGACCTAACGGCTCAGTACAGGAAGGCGAAGTAGTTGCTTACGCCGACTCTACTGGCTTATCTACTGGACACCACTGTCACTGGGACATATCAGCCGAGGGTATTTATCCGACATCATTCGCAGCCTTCCGCGACCCTTGGACGTGGCTAAACGGTGGCTACCCCCGCCCTGCCCCACCAACCCCCGCCCCTGCTCCGACACTTAAAGACAATCAACGGTTACTGTCTAATCCGACTGGCGTTAATCAGCGCGAAGCACCCAGCACAAATGCACGTATTATAAAAGAGTGGCCGTATGATCAAGAGCCGTTTAATTTCAAGGGCTTTGTTCGGGGCGAGAGCTATGCTGGGAACGATGTATGGTTTGTTGGCGGACTATCTGGGGGTTACTTCTGGTCTGGTGCTTTCCAGGGTGGTGCTAACACCGCAGGACTTCCCGATCTAACACCGAAACCGAGTGAACCAACACCTGTACCCACGCCCCCAGCCGACGAGTACCCAACGTTCAACGCTGACGTGGCGTGCGTTACTTCGGTCGTACCAGCCTACAAGGGCAACTACGAAAATGGAAACTTCCCAGCTAAGCCTACTGGAGTGGTACTACACGACTTCGGTACGGATGGTGTAAACACATTCGAGTCTGCTAAGAACTACTTTAGAAAGCCTGGTGTAGAAATATCAGCCCACTTTGTTGTTTCGGGTAAGAATATCGTACAAATGGTTAGCCTGAAAGACCGCGCCTGGCACGCTGGCCCACTAGGCAACATGCACGTGGGTATCGAGATAGACCCAGACGTAGATACTAATATGGACACTAAGAACAGTGTGGTTACTCTACTAAGTCAGCTTGATGAGAAGTACGGCACCTTGACTAGGTACTTACATAGTCAGTTTATGGCTACAGCCTGTGGCGATGATATACAGAAAGCGAACTTGCTAATTCCACCAGAGGCACCGACCTCTAGTAAAGATGATGAGCAGGACAAAAGACTCGGCGCTATAGAGGCGTTGCTGAACAAGATTGCCGACTTCCTATCGTCCATCTTCAGCGGCTTTAAGCGGTAGTGTTATAATGGAGGTACTATGAAGCAACCCAAACTAGACCCAGACGCAGGCTATGACTTTGATGCTGCCAAAGCGGACAACGAGAGCGTGCAGGGTCACATATCAGAAAAGAAAGCCCTAGCGCAAGCCAAAGAAGAGGGTATCGAATTTGTAGATCACTACACCTTTGAAGGTACAAGTGAGAAATACGATACTGCTAAAGAGGCTGAGAAGCATGCCGACGGTAAACCTATTATGCAAGTGAGGGAGCGTAAGGCATGAACGCTGAACTATTAAAAGCTATGAAGCTGGTCGTTAAGTACCTAGACGACCAAATGGAAGTGTCACCGAACCGAGAACTTGCGGATACGTCGAACTATCTGCAGGCTATTGTAACTAAGGAGGAACAAGATGTCTAAACTTGCACCATACCGCAAAGCGGTCACGGCTGTCATAGTTGGACTATTGGGCTGGGGAACTGTAGTCGTGACTTCACCAGAAGTTGCTATTACTGCTTCTGAATGGCTAGGACTTGGAGTGGCACTCGCTACTGCTCTCGGTGTCTACAGAGTGCCTAATGATTCAGCTGGCTAATCTGCTAATGCTTCGTAGGCTTGCTCTGCCGTCATCTCACCATTGAGCACAGCTCTACCGAGTTCTTTTTCACGCTCCCAGGTAGGATAGGCTATCTGGGGTTCTAAGACTGCATCTATTTCAGCTAGTATTTGATCAATATGGCGCGCTGCGCTTGGCGGTGTTTCATGCTTAACTCCCCCACTCATTCGTGCGGTGTCTTGGTTCTCTGATCGATACATAGCTTACTCCAGTGTTGTTGGCTTGGCTGGTACACTGCCGACTTCACCTGGGTTGCCATACAGTTCACGATCTAACATAGCTGCACCGCCTCGTTCAACAGCTTCAGCTGGAACAATCAAGTCAATAACATAGCGACCCCAGCCCTGTACTAATTCAGATATAGGGCGTACGACTTCGTGGTATCGGGGCTGTTCTGCACTCATACTTCCTTTATACTCCGCTTAAGCGAGCAACACAAGCCTAATATATGTATTGGTACTTAGTCGCGGGGACAGTAATAGTCCTGGTTGAGCCGTTATAGTCGTAGTTGTTCTCTGAGATAGTTACTGTATCGTCATCATTAACGGACTCCACATATACGACATGCCCAGGAGTCCAGCCGATAGCTCCTGCTTTTGGCTCGGAGCCAGTAGCCATGCCTAATGCTTGCGCCCTGGCAAACCAGGTGGTTGCATTGCCTAGCCCTGGCGGTACATAGCGTTTGAGAGCTACGTGTCCTGTACAGCTAGGATATTCATAGCCATTTAGCCCAGAGCTTGCAGGAATGGGGGCTTCCTGGGGCTTTATAGGCTCAAGTGGTAATTTGTATAGCTCGTTCGTTTCGAGCGCAGGCAGAGGCTCTATGAGGGCTATTTCAACAATAGGTCTCCCCACCTCTATCGGCTTTTGCGGAGGTTTATAGGTCAGTGTAATTGAGCCAAGGGCTATAGATTCTATAATCATATTGAGGGATGCAGTCGCCTCGGAATATCCCATTTGTCCTTTGTTAAGTACAAAGACGAGTGTAGCACGGATACTTGTTGGCGTGTCAACCACTTATACACTAGAACCGCAGGCCGAGCAGTTAGTTTATTGCTTCGGGTTCATGGTCTTGTAGTCAATCTCGATATTGTACATATTGAAAATTGCATCATACCACTCGTAGTAAGCAGTCTTTAGCAGTTGCTTCCACGCTTCTTTTTGTTCCTTGTCTGCCATCATAGCATCGCAAAGGACATACAGCTTCGACATTAGCCGTTGCTGATCCTCTCTTAGTAGAACTATGTTGTTACCCCCGCCACCGTCTGGGTGTCGGTAACTAAGCTTCCTAATGACCTCATCTTCAGCAAGGTCTATATTTAGCTTGATCCATTCGTTTCTCTTCCTCTCACCAGTCATGTCGGTTGCAACACCACGGTTGTGGCCTACAAACGCATACACGACGCTGGGTTTTGTTCTGTCGTAATTACTTCCGTCTATCATATCTAATCTTCTCTTTTCTCGCTCGGCCTGCAATTTTAAGGTACGTGGTTGCGGGTGCTGGTACTGCCCCAGCCATTCCGAGCGTATGAAGCTCGGCTAGACCTTGTCTAACCCGCACAAGGCACTGACCATAACATAACATATTAAGCCACGACAAATAAGCCCTCACTTTTGCTCTAGGCTACCGACTCGTCTATCTACAACTTTACCGCAAGTGGTTATTCAATGATTCGGTTAATGCAGATGTGTGGCATACATGTGTATCCGCCAGACTCATCACAAAGTTTACAAACAAGTTTCTTAATGGTAACTTCTTTGACTCCACCATGTATAACGCTCATAGGTTAAGTATATCATGTTAAGGTACACAGCTTACTTGCGTGCAAAGGGTACGGTTTAGAGCTGTACCAGCCCAGTTAGTTATTCGTATAAGTACCAGATACATCCGAGGGCTAATTATAAGGCTTCCCTCCGTCCGCTAACTAAGCGTCCTGTCTACCTCACGTGGTACTTGACGGATAAAAGTCTGTCTGCTATATTTAGCGCAATGCTAGGAGCAGTCCCCACTACATGTGGGGTTTCTCTTTTACCCTCAACATATTTGCATCTGCTAGGAGCAAATAGTCGTACAGCCATGTTAGGCTGACGCATTCCGCTTGTCAACAGCAGCGTGGAACTTCTTGAGCAGTTCTGGGGATAGGCTGTGTATATCTAACTTTGCGTCGCCTTTAATCACGTTGCAGGGGTCACACATGATAGCAAAGTTATCTAGATCAAAAAGCAGCTCAGTTAGCTCTAACTCAAACAGCAGTACCTTTGGAATTATGTGATCTATGGTTCGCCGATTGGCACGGTAGCGTCTTTGCCATGGCGGGTACTGTACTAGCTTACGTTTGCATACAGAACACCTATTAGGAAAACCGTTTTTGCGAAGCCACGCTTTCTTGGCGCGCTTCCACTCCATGCCGTACCAAAACCCTAAGTATCTTCGTAAACCCCTATACCACAACCAGTAATATGTATCCTCACTTAACATAGCAAGTAAGGCAATTGTAGCATGCTTTGCAAATCAAAGAAGCAGGGGGTGGTTCAACACATAACTCAAAAGAGTCCCCTGCTATCTCGCAATAATAGCACAGGAAAGCAACCATTAAAAGTATTGACACGGATGGTTACTGGTGTATACTGGTAAGTACGAAAGGAAGGTTCAACACATGACGAAAATACATGTATTCCAGGTATCAAAGTTCCAGCCAGTAGCGGTCAACGGCGTAGTATACGACCCACACCGCGAAGCGCTTCAGCTAGATATGGACGGCAAGCTAAAACAATCAAGCCCCTATTGGCGACTCTTCAGAGCGCACCTAGATTTAAAGGGCTACCAAGTTGTAATACAAAAGATTATGGAAGGTATTATCACATGACACACATACCTATGGAAGTATCGTACAAGGCTATCAAGGACTACGCCTACCGACTACGACTGGCTCTAAACGACCTTGACCCACTAGAAGCTATGGATGCAAAGTTTGAGTTAGCGAAGATAGAGGGCGTACTAGCATTTATGAAAGAACACCTGGAGGTAGCAGATGGCAAAACAGAATAAGAGCCTAGTGCAGATTGTAGGTGACGATGTAGAGATACTGTCAAAGCTAGTACAACGAGACCAGTTCTTAAAGGTGGTAAACCAAGGGCCACCACCCAACTGGGTAAAATCACATCCCACTGCCAAGGGCGTTAAGTACGTCCCTATCGAGAAGATAGAGCTACTGCTGACGCGTATATTCCAAGAGTGGTGGGTAGAGATACTTCGAGAGGGACAGCTAGCCCAGTCTATATTTGTAACCGTAAGGCTGCACTACCTAGACCCAGTTGATAGAAAGTGGCGGACACAAGACGGCACGGGAGCTGCCCCACTACAAACCGATCAGGGTACTAGCGCTGCAGATCTAGCCAACATCAAAAGCAACGCGGTCATGCTTGGGCTTCCAGCAGCCGAAAGCTATGCTGTCAAAGATGCTGCTGAGAAGATAGGGCGCATCTTTGGTAAAGATATAAACCGCAAAGACGTGGCTGGCTTCACACCAAACTACGATACTCAAGCAGCCAAGGCTAAAATCACGCGAGAGAAGAATAAGATTAAGGATAAACTAAAATGAGAATAGTTAAAGTATCCCAGCAAGAAGATAGAGAGGCTTGGCTAGAACTCCGCCGAGGAGTAGTTACAGGCACCAAGGCATCTAAGGTAGCGCCACCCAAACGAGGACAAGCTACTCCCCAAGGAATATATGAGCTATTAGCTGAACAGGTAGCCATAGCAAAAGATGGCGAACCCGAGCGCGATAGAGGGTTGCGGTGCGAACCAGAAGCCCTAGCTGCAGTAGAGAAAAAGCTAGGCATCAAGTTAGATACCGACCCAGGCATGTGGCTATCCCAGGACGGCAAGATAGGTGTCAGCCCCGATGCTGCAGAGAAATCACCGAAGCCTACGTTCGCTGCAGAAACCAAGTGCCTAGATAGTAAGAACCATTTACAGGCTATCATTAACGATTACGAGGCGAAGTCACTAGACAATTACAACCCACTCAACAGCTTAAAGATAAGCCGAGAGGACTATGCACCACAAGTAATACAGTACTTCCTGGTTAATAAAAACCTGCAGACAGTATACTTTGCCCTATACGATGACCGTATTGCCCTAGATAACGTGGTGCTATACATCATCCCGATACACCGAGAACACGTAGAGGACAGGGTCAAAGAGCAGGCTATGTTCGAGCGGTCAGCAATCAGCCAGGTGGAAGCAATGATTAAGATATTGAAAGGAATCAAATGAGTAAGAGATGGATAGTAATTGATATAGGATGCCATGAGTGCGGTGTAGATTCTGTGCTGGTCGGTACTTACAGAAGCAAGTACGGAGCTGTTAGAGCGCGCAATAGACTTTTGAAAGAAACTGAAGGTTGGCGAGACGGCGGGCAGTCAATACCACAAGTATTCGAGGTAGAGCTATGAGTGGCGGAGCATGGCGATACGCAGCCTTAGAGCGCAATACAAAAGCAATCAAAGAGTTCTGTAAGAAGTATAGGTTTGACTTGCGAGAGCTAACACCGTACCAGTTCAGAATAGAAGAGGTCATGGATGTATACCCAGTCCGACAGAAGTGGCACTGGATTGAAACAGACGACCGCGGGGTGTGGAGCGACCTGGACGAGCTGAAGCGGATATTCCTAGAACACTTACCAGAGGTGGAGCAAGATAAGCCCGAGCCACCAGAGAGAACAATAATGCCCTTGAAGGCATCGGAACAGCCTATGCAGATTAAAATACATGGGAAAGTATATAACTTAGTGGAGGTAAAAGAATGAGCGTATTAAAAGAGGCTGACCTATTGCCAGTGCTTCGGTTCTACCAGAAGCTAACCGAGATGGTGAGAGACTATAAGCACCGATTCGACTTCACCGTTAAATACGACAGCAAGTCCTACCTGGTAACGTATTCATTTGATGTAGAGTTAGAGCTTGGGAACTATAAAGCTGATTTGAGTCTCTACTATGACGAGGAGCAGCTGGGCAAGCAGAATGACTGGAAGCAACTTAACGCTGATCTAAATCAACTAGAAAGGATTATAAACGCATGAGCGATAGCAAACTAAAACCAACCCACGATATTATGTATAAGTCCCGAACGTACAAGGACAGGGACGGTAAAGAGAAGGGCGTATGGCTAAGGGTCGGCACCCTATTCTCTACCCCACACCAGAGCAACCTATCTATCAAGCTGGATGCTAT